AGCGTTTAATAACGCAGGAACAACCCGTATTTATAAATGGAATGGAACTGCATGGACACTACAAAAACAAATCGATGGACTAACAGCTGGAGAACTATCTGGACATTCAGTTTCTATTAATAATGATGGCACCGCGGTTGCTATTGGTGCATACAGTTTTGATGGAGGAGTTGGTCCTGATTCAGGAACAACACGTATTTATAGTATTCAAGATATAACAACAGCTACCACCGTAGTCGAATCCAAAAGCGAATTTTGCAAAAACGAATGTGTAAATTATGCCAAACCTGAATCTACTTTTGTAGCTATGCCAGGAAGCGAATATTTACGTAAAATAAATAAAAGATGCTCTGAAAATGATGTAAAATATGTAGCCTCTAATGTAAAACGCACTCCCTTCGGGAGTTCATCGTAAAAAATTGAACAATTAATTTATTCTATTTTATAATAAATAGAATGAATTCACAAGATATTTTGATCCAAAATTACATGAAGACCTTTTCTGAAAAGGACAAAAAAGCATATGAAATAGCAAAATCACATCTAGGAATGACATTTCAAATCGAAAAAAGTATCGGTTATATAGAATGGTTAAAAACCCAAGAAAATAAATCTAATAAAGAGTAATTTAGTAAATAAAAACTCCACATAAAGAATAGTTAATCTATTTGAATGGCAAAAAAGCTAGTATTATTTATGTATAGAACAAAACTTAGATTGTGTAATAATATGGGCTATCGTTATGGAACATGGGATCCTTTTTTTCACAATCCGCGCAAACATTCTTCACTAAAATATATTCATTTTCTTATTCGAAAAAATAAAATAGGACACTATATTTGGAATAACGTAAGGGAAGAATATAAAGCTTATAAAAATATCAAAGACCCAATAATAATTGATGAACTCATTAATGATTCCTTTACTTCATTAAATTATATAAATTATATTTATACCCTATACAAAGACCGAAAATAACTAGTTATTTTTCATATTTTGATCTTTACAGCCACTATTTTGTATTAATAAATCTATTTTTTTAACCGTTTCACTTGACGAAGTTATAAATAAATTGGGAACAAAAGAATGTATAAGAGCTTTTACAGAAGCATTAAAAAAAATATAACTCAAATGGAAAGAAAACAAAAAGTGTTCTCGATAATTCATACAAACATTCGATAAATGTTGAAAATGAAACATATATATTATTTTCGCATATTTTTAAAATCCTTATAATTAAACGTTTCTTTTTGTAAGTTTGACTCCTGGTTTAAGTTTTCAACCCATGTACTGTTAAAACCATTTGTTTTTACTATTTTTTTTTCTTTTTGAATAAAAGAAAAATTACTTATTTTACCATTATTTATAAATTTATTACATATAATTTCTTTTTCAGGTTCTTTTTTCTCTTCTTGCTTAGTTTCTTGCTTAGTTTCTTGCTTGATTTCTTGCTTTTTTGTTTCAACTTTTGCACGTTTTATAAATACATCTTTATTATCTTTAATAAATTGACTATTTTCCTTCTTTTTCTTATCTTCCTTTGTTTCTTCTTTTTTTTCGTCTTTGTCTGCATCTTCCTTAAAATATAAATCAATAAAAGGACTATTATTTTTCTCGTAAACAGAATTATCGACAAAAAAATCTAAACAACGAAAACGAATTACATATTTCATAGCCAACGCATTTAAAATATCATAAGTTACAGATGTATCACACATATAAACAAAACCTAATTTAAATGCATCATAATACATTATAATATTACCACGTGGAGTGTGATTATATAAAACATTTGCTTTCCATTTTTTTTCTAATTCATTATCTTTTTCTTTCATCGATTGCTTATACATTTTTTTAATGTAAAACAACTTGTCAATACTTTCATTCCAGTTTTTTTCTGTATTTTCAATCGAATTTATAAAATGTATTTTTTCATTTTCTGAAAAATCTTTACTTAACGTCATTATTGTAGGAATAGATTTGGGTCGAAATGATGGAAATAAATAATAGAGTGTTCTATTCCAATAATGGTTAATATATAAGTACGAAATTTTAAAAGCCCCACTACATAAATTAATTAAATATGTTGAATACGGACTTAAATATGTTTTAAAATTAAAAAATAACATTATATTTATTTGTTAATTAGGTTTATGTTGTTTTATGCAATTTGTTTTTTTCTTTCTTCAAATAATTGGTCCATTTCTTTATCTAAAATAGGAACTTCAAAACGTTCATAACTGTTATATGCATTATCGGGATGTACACATACCAAATATAAGGCTGTTACCTTTTTACCGTATTTTGCTTGCAGAATTTTACGATATGTATTTAATTGCAAGCTATAGTGCCAAAAATTGGTATCGGGAAAATGAGAAATACAAGGTGTAACAGCACATTTATTAAAAGAAGATTCATATTTAATTTCTTCACAACGTTTCCAATCATATATTTCTAGATCTCCTTGTTTGTTCTCAAATATCATATCTATTGAACCAACAAGTTTTAAATCTTCATGATATACCATCCATTCTGTACGATAAGGAATCAAATCAGGAAAATCAGCACGAAATTTCAAAAAGAAAGAGAACTCTTTACTATCATTCTCAACAGATACACCGTTAAAATACAATTCAATATCATTATGTACCTTTGTACCTCGTTCACACGAATTATTCTTTTTATTTTCCCACATTTCTAATATCTTTTCTTTGGGCATTTGATAATATTTATAAGATGGATCATTTCCCCAGCGCTGTCCGTTTACAATTTTATTTACAACTCCTTCTGCATCAAAATGTGGAAAGTGATTGTGAACCCATGTAGTTACAGATGTACTTTCTCCTCGAATTCCATTAATTGTATAAATATGAGGACCTTCTTCAAAAGAAATAAATTCATCACGGGGATGAAAATTCTTCCAAAATAAGTATTCTGGAGTACCCTCTACGGGTTCCTTTTTGATAAATTTTGTTTCTACTAATTCCGACATCTTTTATATACATTAAAAAAACATATTTAAATCAATTTTTTAAGCCTTTATTTGAAAAGAATGATAAAAATGTTGTTTAACATTTGCAATAGCTTTTCCTGTATTATTATTGTATGTTATTTTTTGATAATTATGCAAATAAGTTTTGTAAAATGAATCATTTTGAAATAGATGTTGATTATTTTGTAACCAGTGTGTGTTAAATTCAACGCAGAATTCATGTAAAAGTTGTTCAATCACTTTATCTATGTCTTCTAATTTATTCCATCCATCATTTTCATAAACATAAAACAGATTAGGTTTTCGATTTATTGAAAATATTGGCATTACTTCTACAGTATTATCTTTAAACAATTGTTGAATTCCATAGATTAAATCATTTTCAAATACGGATTCTATATAATCTTTAATTTTAGGATATATTTGTGTTGATAAATAATTCTGAAAGGTATACTTTGGTATCTCTACAGGGAATTTTACATTTGATGTATTGCTCTTTATTTGCTTAGGTATTTTCTGATTTTTCAATTCATATATTTGACTTTGTAAATCAACAATATAATCTAATAATGTTTCCAAGTTGACCGGATTCTGTAGATATTGCTTTTTTATTTGTTGTTTATCCATCTTTGATAATATAGTTTTTAATTATATATACGTATCAATTTTTCCATGAATATGCAATTTACTATTCAAAAAAAAAATAAATCAAATCCAATTCTCAGATCTACGATAATAAAACAGTCACCACAAAATACATCCTCCTCTGAAATAATTATTAATAATGCTTATTTACGTGGAGGTATGTTATCTAGATTAGAAAATGCAAAACCATGTAATTGTGGAAAATAAAAATATATAGAAATTATATATTATGAAAAAATTTGCTTCTTCTTTACTTTTTATTTTGATTGTGTTTTTTGCTGTATTAATCGGTGCTAATTTTTTGAAAAGTTTAGGATTAACCGAGAACTTAGAAAATATGGAGAACTCTGATGGTATTCTTAAGCAAGAAACAAAAGATGTAAAAACGTATAATTTCTAATTCGCTACTATATATAATTTTCATTATATATAATATATAATATATAATGAGTGAATTCGATAGGAATCAATTATTTATGGAACCCAAAACCAAACAATACGGTAGTCATATGATTATGACAAATGTTCAAAAAAATGCAAAAACTAAATATATAAATATTGATACTCGATTCAGAGATGAATATAATTACTTGAAAACATCAAATTATAATTATACATTACCAGAACGAGTAAATGAAATTAAAGATATGAAGGTTACAAATATTGAAATTCCTTTGAACTATTTCAACATTTCAAGTAATTTAGGTAATAATTATTTTAAAATTAATGTAAGTGGAACAGAAAGTGTTATTAAAGTTCCAGATGCTAATTATACCCATACAACTTTGCAAGCTGCAATTAATACTGAATTAACTGGAAAAAATTTATCTTGTACTTTAACCGAAAATGGCAAATCTTCTTTTGTCACTTCAACTGGTACCATTACTATCAATTTTGATGTAGATGATTCTGGAAATAGTGATAAATATAATTTAAAAAATAAATTAGGTTGGCTATTAGGATTTCGAAATATAACTTATGAGTTAACCACAACAGCAACAAATTCAGAGGGACTTTTAGATTTACATGGACCCAAATATCTATATTTAGCTATTGATGAATTTAATAAAAGTAGTAATCAAAATTCTTTTGCTTCTCCATTATTTTCATCTATGATAAGTAAAAATATCTTAGCAAGAATAGTAGTTGATCATAAAAACTATTCATTTGGTGATGTATTAGTAGCTTCAGAATTTAATGGATATTTATTAAGTGATACGCGTAATTATACAGGAAAAATAGATTTACAAAAATTAAATATTCAATTATTAAATGAAACAGGTATTCCTATGGATTTAAACAGTAGTGATTTCTCTTTTTGTTTAGAAGTTACACATGAATAAACAAATTTAGATACATTTTTATAGCGTTAATTAATATAATACATAATAATTATATATATTATACTTATTATGTCAACTAATCAATGGAGGCAATATGGTGGAGTAGAAAAAGTAAATAGTTTTAATGTTGTTTCATCATCAATAATTGTTGCAGAAGAATTTATATCAAAAAATACGAATCCTGGTAAGCAAACTTTTAATGGATCATTAGAAGTTACTGTTGACTTGATTGGCGGAAGACATGCAGTTGCACAAAACGATATGATTGTATCAAATAGTATTTCTGCTTTGAAAGATTTGTATGTAAATAGAGATGTATATATAGACAACAGATTGTATTTTTTCTCTTATAATAAAACAGCCGATATTTCTACAGTTCAACTTGATACTGTTTTACCATTAGATACAAGTCATGCATATATTACAGGGGATTTTCACAATATTGGTGTAAATGTGGATCAACCAAAAACAGTATTTCATATTTCTTGTGATAATAGCTCCACAACAAAAATATTAACAGTAAATTCAAATAATGAAGACATTCGTAATATTGTTGCTCAAAATAAAAATAAAAGGGGAATTGTTACTCACACAAATGATAATAATTCGAAAATATTATTTTTTAATGATAACAGTATAAATACAGTTAGTTCAAATGCGGTTATTCAATATGCATCTGGAGAATTTTTACAATTGTCAACAACAGAAGAATTAAAACAACGTTCTCGAAAGTTGTTTATTAATACACCTTCAGGACAATTTATGATGGATAATAGCGGTATTACACTACAATCAAGTGAAAGTATTTTTATTGATTCGTCTAGCGGATTTTTACTAGATACATCTCAAGGATTTATAGAATTCGATTCTTCAGCTGGTTCGTTTGCAATAGGAACTTCAGATGATTTTATATTACAAAGTTCAGTTTCAGGTGGTTACTTTAAATTAAACAAAGATCAAGGTATATTAACTACCTCTGGAGAAATATTTTTAAATGCGTCTGGTGGTTTGCTTGATATTAATGCAACAGAAGAGGGAGAAATTAAAGTAGAATCTAATATTTTTAATATTAACGCATCAGTCGATATTGCTCCATCAGAAAAAACTATTTCATCGGTAAAAATTTACGGTGAAACATGGACAATCTATGACAGTTCGAATGTTACCTTTTTAAAAGATGTTTATGATTTAAGTGATGTTCAAACAGGTACAGGTTTAAATTTAGTGTCTGTAAATCCGTTATCTAATACAAATATGAAATTGATTACACCTACTGAAGGAAAAGGTGCTCAATATGGAGGAGGTGTTTTTCCAAATGACGATACAATAAATATGGGATTAATAGGATTAACAGATATTTGTCGAGGTTTTATTGTAAATCAAACAATCGCATCTAATCCTAATAGAAAAAAATACTTGTCGTCTATAGGTATTAATACATATAGTCCATTAGTTGATAAATTTGTCATGAATATTAATGGTCCTGTTTATATGTCAAATGGAGAAATAAATACGATGATTTCTAGTAATTTTGAAATATTTAATATGCATTTTTCAAAAAGTCATCCATTATGCGGTATTGCAACAGGTTCTCCTAGTTCTGTAACTGATGGTTCTTACAGTCAATTTTTGATTTATACAAAAAATGGGGGTATAGATTGGGAATTATCAAATATTTATGAAAAAGAAAATACTTATGAGGTTGCTGAAGGAGTAGTAAGTGCTAGTTTAAATACTTTTACTGAATGTTTTATGATTGATAATAGTTATGGCTTAGTTTCTGGAAATAACTCTGCTTTTTATTATACAAATAATGGAGCGGTAGACTGGTACAGATTGGGCTATGGACCTAGCTATGAAACTGTTGTATCTACTGCATTAGCCGGTCATAAAGTAACTATTGATGGAAACCCCATTTATCGTTTTTATAATGCATATCAAGGAGCAAACTATAAAAGCAAAATTCGTATGTTTG